ATAAATTCATATCTACCTCCCTGTTAACATTGTTTATCTTTCATTCCACCACTGACACGACCGCCATGGTGCAATTTTACTTTTCCACCTTTCTTTTTCTTGACCTTTCCGCCTGTTTTGTATGTTTTTTTAGTTCCACCCTTCTTGTATCCAGCCATATCAACCCTCTGTCCTGTTGCTCTGGCGTGCTTCTGCGCTTTCTGTACCCCGGATGAAGTGTACGGAAATTTTTTACTACCTACCTTTGGCATTTGATATTCCTCCTTTTTTCTTGTTCGCAAGTCCACCCCTTTTTCTGGGCTTGCTTCCGTATTTTTCCGTCCACCGCTTTGCGATTTTAGGCTCATTAGCCCACATGTACTTTCTCTGCTTTTCCGACTTGAAAGGCATTAGTGTATCGTGGTGCTTTCTTCAGTTAACTGAAACATGTTTAGCATGTCTTCCTGCAGCTGAAAAGTCTGTGCAAGGGCCTCAAACATTCTTGCCGCGTCAACTGGTCCAAGCGCTTCAACATACATGTTTCGCACCACGGCCAGCATTGCGCCGCATACCTGCAAATAGTCCTCCCTGGAAGAAATTTCCTCACGCGCAGTGTTTTCAAAGCGCTGCATGAGATAGCTAATTTTTTCCAGCTGTTTTTTTACCTTGTCCGTTCGTCCTTGATCTGGCATTTTCCCTCGCTATTCTTTCCGCTGATCGGTTTCTCCTGTCTTCAGTTTCCGCTTTCATGGCTTCCCTGGCAGCCGCCATGTTTTCTTTCAAGACCGCTATTGCCTCAGCTGAATCCTCCTTATTAACATCTGTCGAAGCTTTCATCAAGTCAATACTTGTCTCCGCTTCCAGCTTGTCCCTTTCAAGATCAAGCTTGGCTGAGTCTACTGCTATGTCCTTCTGAAGATTCATTTGGGTTTCCATGGCCTTCAGATCAATTTCCTGCTGTTTTAGTTTAACAAGTGGATCCTGCTGCTCACGGCTTATTCTTGCCTCCTCGTCCTGCGCCAACTGCTTGGTCATTTGGGCTTCAATTTTAGCCTGCTCAGCGGCAGCTTGGTTTGTTAACTGATCATTCTGCTGTGACAGCTGCTGAAGTGCCTGGGGATTTCCCTTAGCCTGTTGCATTTGCTGGTTTAACTGGTCAAACTGTTGTTTGAATTTTTGCTGTATCTGCATTCCTGCCATTAGCGCTATGTGTTCTGATATGTGCGCCTGCAGCATTGCGTATAATTGTGGGTTAATCTGAACCATTCTTGTGAACATAAATTCAGCGTGTGCCTCTATGTGCGCCATGTGGTCCTGCATTGGGAACGCCTTTGGTTTTGATCCACTCATGGCCCCGGAATTCTCCGTTGCCGGGCTCATTGGTTCCGGCAAGTCAGGATCTGGTTTTAACAGTGTTTCAACATTGTCCACTCCCATCGCGTCATACATTCGCCTGTACGCTTCACGCAAATTGTGAAGCTGTGGCGCGGCTGTCGCCAGTTGCAGCTGCTGCTGCGCCAACGTGACACGTTGCGCCATTGAGAATATGTTCGGATCCGATACCGGAATGATGTCAACACGATCATCAAAATCCTGCTGCTTGATCATTTGGTTTCCACCAACAACCATGTAAGGGTACTGCGGCGGAAGATAAACCTGGAATACTTTTGCCAGTAACTTGAATTCAATTTTTTGAGCGTAGTGCAATCTCTTGTGAATTGCGCTCATGACTTTTGTTCCGCGTTCAATTAACGCCAGTGTGGTTCCAACCGGATTCTGTTCGTTGCCCTCTCCCATTTTCATGTCGGCTATCGCCGCGAAAGACTTTCCTGCGTCAACCGCGAAACCCAGCAATGCAAACAGTACCTGTGAAGGTTCCTTGTATGGAAGAGGCAACAGTGATTCCTTTATGGAAGTTCCCGTTACGTCAACATCCCTGAACTCTCCTGGCTGCAAAGGTTCGTCATGGTCGCGTATTCGCATGCCGCGTGCCTTGAAACCTGCCGGAAGGTTAGCGAGTGTACCAGCATCAATTAACTGCCGCAAAACACTTGTTGCTGTTCGCGATAACCCTCCAAGCATGTGTATTAGACCAAAGCCGTAAAAGCCCAGTCCTGGGAGGAACTTGTAATGTACAAAATACTCATTCTTGGCGAAATTTGGATCACCCTGTTTCCAGTTTCTTCTTATGGAAAGAATCTCCCTGGAATACTGATCAATTGAAACTATGTATGGTAACTTAACTCCGGAAGTGTCCTCAAATCCTGGAACGTCGGCGTTGATGTGCATCTCCAGCACAACATGCTCTTCATCCCCGGATCCATAACTTTTTTCCACCCCTTCCAGTGTATTTACCTTTTCCTGAACTTCGCTTGTATCAATTTCACCTGTTGATAATTCGATGTCACGGTAAAAATTATTTAACTGTTGTTTTCTGATGTCATTTCCGCTGCATTTTATGAGATGCGTTACGCGGTCGGCGCTCGCAATATCCGTTGCCATGTAGTTTATGACCAAGTCCTCGCCTGCGACAAACTTTGCCACGGCCCTTTTTAACAAACCGTCATAGTAAACCTTCTTGAATGCCGAACCGGCAAGGGGAAGGTAAAAAAGCAGCTGATCCATGTCAGGATCATATTCCGTCATGATGTCTGTAATCTGGTAATTCATGAACTGCTGAACCCTCTTCGCCTGATCCTCCACTTGTGGCGTTGAAAGTCCTATAACTCGGCATCGCACGGGGCCGCTTGGGGGGAGAAGTTCCTTATACGCTTGGGCTTGAAACTGCGTTACAGATTCAGCGAGTAAGGGGTGAACGACCCCGGATGCTCCTTCGAACGGTTGGGTGCGGTCTTCATACTTGAATCCCAGCATATCAAGGCCTTTGATGTAGGTATCTTCCCAATCTTTCCTTGAATCCTTATCCGATTCGAATTCTCCTAGTAGATCCGCAGAGAATCTACCTAATTCTTCTTCCTGAATGAAATCTGCCAAATTGGCGTCATGTGGTATGTTTGATGTGTCAACTGGGGCGTTTGGATCCATGTTTATGTTGGCGCCACCGTCCTCCATTAACTCTATGTTTGGGTCAGGTTCCCCTTCCGGACCTACCTGTACCTCTTCCCCAACGGGTTCGATTTCAAGTGCGCCAGTAAGGGCTTCCAAAGCCTTGTCTATGTTGTTTTTATTTCCGTTAGCCATTTACGACCATTCCCCCTTTCTTGTAGATTGGCATTCCTTTTTGGACGTTGTACTTAACTCCAGCGTTATCTAGCCATATCATAGGAACTGACCACCCTCTACCTTGATCGTCTATTATAGACGTTTTTAAATATTTTGCACCACTTTTCTTTGCGGCTCTTTTCATGGCGCCCTCGGCTATTGGTCCGTACGCTACGCGGTTTCCTTTCCAGTCAAGGCTTCCCACGGCTTCCCCCCTGTTTTTAATAGCTCCGCTTGAAATGGTTACTCCGTCGTAACCGCCTTCCTGCGCCACTTTCGTCAAATATTTCATGACAAATTCGTTGTAGTCCTCTGATTTGCTAAGTGGTCCCATGGGAAATCCACTGTGCATTCCTTCGGACATTTTTGCTCTTTTATCCTCAATTATTTTTCTTATTTTGGCCCTTTCCTTGTTTAACCTTTCAATCCTTATCTGTGTCTGTTTAGTTTGTGGCATGGAGGATAAATCCTCAATTTTTGATAGAACAAGCTGCATTTGCTGTTCATTCGCCAAATCTATGGGTTCTCGAATCATGTCCCCACGGGGTGCGTAATTTGACAGTTTTATGTCACTTGCCTTTGGCCTCTTTCCTTCCAACTTCGCTTTTCTTACTCTTCTCCTAGCTGCGTTTACCAATTGGTGAAGATCGGACTGTATTTCCTCTATGTGCAGTATTCTTCTTCCGAATTCATCGGTTCTGTCCGATACACGCGTGTGCACGAATCCACCCATCTGATCTTTGTCGCTTAAGCTCGAGAAATGTTGCGCCGAACTAAGGTCCTCGTATCGTTTCATGGGTTCCGTTTCACGGAGGGATCCTGCAGGATGCTTGTACCGGAAAAGGAATTCACGGTAATTCTGTCCTCCACCCAGCGTCTGCTGTCCACTGTATTGAACATCCCTTGCGTATTTCTTGAATCCGGCCGTTCTTACCCCCGAAGACTGCGCTATGTCCTGAAGAACCTTTTTAAGCTCAAACGGAAACTTCTGCGGGAAACCTTCCTTTATTGCGTTTGCAACCCCAAAATTCTCAAATGTAAGGTTGTCAATTTCATCAATAATTTTTAAAATCTCGTCATTGTTGTTGTTTGAAAGGGCCTCCCTTAACGGATGCGCCCTGTTTCTTATTCCCTTCAGAACATTCTTCAACGGTCCTTCACGGTAAGCGTCCATGTCCATTTTGGACATTTGTTTGTAAAACTTCTCACCCTCTCCTCCCGTTTTTCCTAAAACAGAAACTTCAATTTCAGGGGCGAGCCTTTCGTCAAAATCCTTTACGAGCTGTTCCTTTGACAGCATCTTACTTGAATTCTTGGTTAGGTGAGGAGCCAATCCTGTATCGTTCAATTCCATGTCCCTTACTGGTGGAAATTCTTTTTGGGCAGCCCTTAAGGTTAAAACCCTTTCGTGAAACTCCTTGCCCGCACCCTCACGTTCAGCGAGTTTTAGTCTTGCGAGATCATCGTTTGCTTTTTTAATTTTTAAGTGATGTGCCTGTCGTAATTTATTTGCGGCTATAACGTCAGGATGACTTTTGTCCCCCCTGTGACGTTTCATGGCATCACCGAAATCCTTGGACAAAATTTTTCCCTCATTCCTTAATGCTCCAAGAACCTCCTCCGCTTTCTTTGTGTCAGCGAAAACCTGTTCCTCGTCAAATCCCCTAAGAAACCGTAACCACTGTTTTCCCGTCATAACCTCGTAGGGAGCGTTAATTATCTTTTCACGTGAACCCCAGAAGAGGGCTGCCGGTTTTTCCTTTGGAAGGGGTTTTCCCACCATTCCAAGATTAACTTCCGGTGCAGGTTCGCTTACGCCTTCCGCCGTCTTGGGTGGTCGTTTTCCAAATATCTTGAATGTTGAGGCATCCTGTGTTCTTAGTTTTGCAAGGTCTTTTAAAGCGATTTGCGCACCCTCAAGTGTTTGAAAATCCCTGTCCAGTATCCTAACGCCACTTTCATCCGTTAATGTGTAAGGTCCCTTTGGCGCTTCGTACAAATCCGCTCTCACCCTGCTCAAGTCAGGTCCTTTTCCTAATTTTCTTGCTTCAATCTGTGGCTTGTACATTGATTTTTTTCCCAAAACTTTTGGGGCATAACGCTTGACAAGTCCTCCGGCCACAAACCTCTGCGGGTTGTTTTTTATCATTTCTATTCCGTCACTGACAAAATCAGATTCCGGTCCTGATGTCGGCGGAACCGCGTTTGGCCTTCTCGCTATTCCTCCTTTGTTGTATTGGTTCATAATTAAATCCCAATAATAATCACTTCCAGGATCCGTTACTCCTCCATATTGGCTAAGGGCTGAATGCCAATTTCCTTTATGGTGATTTAATAAACCTGTCAAATATCTGTTTGCGAAATCTCTTTGTTTAATTGGATCTTTCCATTCATTAGAAAAATTTTTCCAGGGTGTAACCCTATATCCTGGATCTTTTGCTGTTGAGGGGAGTATTTGAAATAGCCCATGAGCTTTCTCACTTCGCCCTGGGATTGAAGGGCCTATTATATTTGGTCGATTTCTACTTTCCACATAGGACATTGAATCTAGAACTCTCTCCATATCCAAGTTATGACGAGGATAATCCTTCATGCTCATTCCACCTCTGTAATATCCATGCGTTCCGTGTCCTCCCCTGAACTGTTCTTCCCAATGACTCATGCGATCCATCTCTCTTTCCTCCCTTAATTTCTTTTGGCGTGCCTCTTGTTTCCTCATCTGCCTTGCGTATTC